GACCCATTTCTCTCCAAACCATTTACCTAGACCCCCCTTACTTGCCACGACGCACCCTGTTATCTGCGCCAGACCAAGTGCCCCCTCGCTTCTTGTACTCTTTCGCTGCCCACGCATTTGCATATGCGCTGGGATAAACATCGAACTTACTCTTGGCCGTGGACTTTACCCGTGACCAAAGAGCCTTATTGTTCGGCGTAGACTTAGCCATATCAGCAATTCCACGCACGAAGCGATTTATTGATACGACTGTTCGGATCGTTAGCAGTTTTAGCACTCGTCAACTTTTTCTTCATGCCCTTCATGCGAGCACAGAAGGAATCACGACGAGGGCCGCCTTGCGGCTGCGGTGGTTTAAGTCCCGGCTTGCCGGGATTAGCGCGGTTGTAAGAAGCGCGACCCTTAGCATTGAGTCCGCCCTTTGGGTCTTTGCCTTCTTTGCGTTGCCACGCTGGTGACTTAGCCATTATCCAATCCTATCAGTTATAAGAATTACAGACGGAACTGCAGGATATGCAGGAGGTCCAACTGCTGCTGCAACATGCTCAATATCAACGCTTGCGCTTACAACCATCGTAACTACTTCAACGTATTGAGTAGCAGTAAATGATTCTATAATTGAAACTTGCAAGAGTGCATTACCACCGTCAGCAGATTTAGGTACGCTAGTAATAGAATTACTATCTGCAATATCGGTTCCATTTTTACGAAACCAGATATATGCATCGTGATTGGTACTATCTTTATTATCAAACTGCACGCTTACAGTAATTACGTATGTACCTGCAGTGTCGTATGTAATTTGAGAACTAGATGCTACAGTGACACCGGTATTAAATGCCGACGAATTGTTAAACGTCAGAGCAGTTGGTGTATTGGCAGCAGGAGTTTGATCCTGTGTTGAGTAAAACTGTCCGTATTTACGTCCAGTAATATCCGCAAATGGAACCGAAACACCAGAAAGCGAACCACCAGTCAGAGCAACCGCATTAGCATTCTGAGTAGCAATTGTGCCAAGGCCAAGATTTGTGCGGGCTGCCGCAGCAGTTGACGCGCCAGTACCACCATCGGCAATAGGAAGGTCGGCACTCAGACCCGACAAGCCAACACCAGTGATAACACCACCAGTAATGTTGGCCTTAGAAAAATTAACCGTACCAGTTCCATCCGGCGAAAGAACAATGTTCCCGTTGGTGTCGGTCGATGATATGGTATTACCATCGAGTTTGAGATTATCGACCGAAGCAGAACCAGTACTGATCTTCAGCGCAGTTGCAACGCCAGTGCCACTGTATACCGTTTTCTCGGAAGCGGTCGGACCATCGTCAACGTGCAGCAGTTGATCGTAAGTGCTCGATACTGAACTGCCGGTAAGATTAGTAGGCATTCACGATCTCCAAAGAAGGCAAGGGGGCTTGCGCCCCCCGCCAATTAGACAGTCGCGCTGAACGGAGTAACTTCAACACCCGTACCAATAATGTTCCCATGAACTGCATACAGGTTAGTAGCCACATCAATCAGCGTGAGCACGCCGCCAGCAAGACCACCAGATGTGCTGCCGTTCATCGTAATCGTATCACTCGTGGTAGTAGTACTAAATTCAGTACCCGTACCAGCGGCCTGATCCGTTACGTAAATTGAACCGGACATCACATCAGTGTTATCCGCCACTTTAATAATGTTGTTGTTGCTGGTCACAGCAGTGCCCGTCGTGAAACGGAACACAGCGCCAGAACCAGTCGCAGCCGGAAGCGTAGCAGTAACGCCAGCAGCACGGTTGAGCACAACAACTTTACTATCGTGATCGGCAACAGTTACCGCCAGCGTTGCAGCAGCAGCCGACACAAGACGAGTAGACGTATCCGCCGCAGCATTGATCTCTGCCGCCGTAGCAGTTAGCGCAACTCCACCCAAAGACACAGTGCCAGTAAGGTTGAGGTTATAAGCAGTACCTCCCTCAATGGTTACATTGTCTTGGGCAATACCAGTATAAACACCCATATTTCTCTCCTTAAGAGAAGGGGGCCGAAGCCCCCCACCCTAGTTAGGCAGCGACGTTGGCCACGATGGCGAAAGCATTCACCACGCAGTCAGTCGGAACAGCCGTGTTGAGGAGCAAGTCAATCGTATCCGCCGAAGTAACGGCAGTCGGATTGGCAAGGTTAGCAATGCCGTAGCCAAGAGCGTTCGAAGCCAGATTGTTCGTATAGAGATCGGCAGTACCAGCGGTATAACCGAAATCAAACGTAGCAGTCGTGTTCGTGCTCTCAACCTTCGTCACCTGCAGACCGGCCGAAAGAACGACCGAACCAGCGGGAAGAGCGATAACTTGCAGCGTATCGCCAGCGACCAGAGCCGTAGCACCAGCGGCAGAACGAGCAGCCACAATCGCGGCAAAATCCAATTCAACAGAGAATTTCGAAACTTCCGTCACATTTGCCGGAAACGCCGCACTTCCCTTATTGAAACCAAGCGAGTCAGTATAATCAGCCATTTTATTTTACCCCTTCAATTAAGCGAGAGTGACGACGGACTGAGCCAGCGCCTCGCCCTTGACGACCTTGTAACCATACACCTGAAGACCACGGACAATGTTACCAAAGGTGGACTCAGAGCGAATGGTTTCCATGTTCGTCATCTGCGAAGCAAACGTGAAGCCCATCTTGTTACCAGCAATAAGATTGAACTTACCGCCCGTATCGACCTTGAGGTTGTGGCTCACATAGAGAGTGAAGCGATCAACCATGCCGAGACGGCCGTTACGCACAACCGAAACGCTGTCACCCGTGAGCGAAGCGTCCTTCAGTTCCGACTTCTTGATGAGACCAGCCATCTTGGCCGGGATCACAACAAAGCGGTTCTGCTCAGGGCAGTTGGCTTCGTCAAGAACCGTACCGAGATCGACAAGCAAATCAATAACCGACTTCGTGCCGCCAGCGCCGTCCTTCGTAACGGCCAACGGGGAAGCAGTCGTGCCGAGGTTGAACGAAGCAGTTTGCTCACCAGCGGTCGCGCCCTTGTTAGTAGCAGCAATGCCGGGGAGGATATCGGTGAGCACGCGCTGATCAATCTTGATCTTCATGCGCTCAGAGGCGTCCTTCGTCCAAGTGTCCATCAGGTTGATATCAGACTGAACCTTGTCAACATCGTCTTCGACGCAAGCAAAGTACTCGCCCTTGTCGATGACAAGCTGAATCTTCGGCTTGTCCGGGTTCTCAACCGTCAGGGTCTGGCCCTTCACGTAGTCGCGGATCGTGATTTCCGGCGTGGTGCGGATGTTAACCGTGTCACCATACTGGCGAATCTCGCCCTCGTAGTCCGTGTTGGAGATAGCCGCGAGAACCGTAGCATCGTAGAAGTTCTCGATCAGCTTGCCTGACCAAAGCTCAGGAATAAAGTTGCCGCTGTAATTCGGGCGGCCCGGTGCAACAGGATAAGACATTTGAAACTCCTTCTAATTACGCATTAAGTTGGATGCGATTCTCCCGCTGTGCGGCAAAGATATCGCGTTCTAACCGGTCGCGTTCCTGCTCTCGTCCTTTGTACTTACCAGACCGAACATCGTTAAAGAATTTGGTGATGTCAGCCGGGGTATAGGTGCGAGCCTTACTAGTAGAAGTAGTTCCGGAGTTCTTAGAACGTCCGGGGGCAACCTGCTTCTCCAGTTCCGGTGCAGTAGTGCGAGCCGGGGTTTGAGCAACATTGGCTTGTCCATTACTCTCAAGCCAAGTGCGGAAGAAGTTTGCAACTCGACGCGAATCAAGCGACCGTTGCGCATCCTCAAGGTAAGTTTGGCGGCTAATGCCAGTCAGCGGGTCAACGTCTAACAACCAAGACTGGAAGTCCGCGTTGTCGTTAACGTCTCTCCAATTGGGTACAGTCGTAGACAAATCAGCCCAGAACTGCTGTTCTGCCGATACAGCCTGCCGCTGAGCGACAGCTTGAACCTGCGGAACCACACTGGACTGAAGTTGGCTAAGCATCTTTTCAATCTGTGCAATGCGACCCGCAACGGAGCCAAGCTCCTCACGAGTAACTTTGCGCATCACATCAAGCGACTCGCCGTATTCCTCAACATCCTTATCCGTTACAAGTTTCTCAACCTGCATGGGGGCTTGAGCGACTGCCGCTTGCTGCGCTGAAAGAGACGCCAGCAACTGTTCCATCTGCTGAACACGCTGCTGCATTTCCTTGTTCTGCGCGTGCAGACGAGGAACCTCAGCGTTGTACATTCCTTGAAGTGTCTTGTATTTCTGCAAGACAGTTTCTTCCGGCACTTTATCGTCACTAGCTTTCTGCTCAACCGCTGGTGACGGAGCAGCATTATTCGCTTCCACGTTCTCGTCGGCTGCGTTGGCTTCGACATTCTCAACGGGCGCTTGAGGGTCATCGGCTTGCTTGCCTGACTCATCGGGCGCGGCGTTAAGTTGCTTGTAAAGCTCTTGGACAGCCTCGGACTGTTTACGAATTTGCTCTGGAAGGGCCATGTGTACGCTCCTATCGGTATGCGTTAATTAGACGGCGAGACTAAATCTTTGCCGCCAAAGAAGGGGCATCTTTGGCAAACTTATAAAGTTCACCCAAAACCTGACAGCGCCCCTGTGAGACTGCCGGGTTGTTAACTGTGACGGGTAAGTTCTCAAGTTCGTGCATACGCCACTGTTCGAGATACTCCAGAATTTCTGGAAACTGACGAACGGCAGTGGCAACTGCCTTGATCACCTTCGGCTCAGGGCGAATCATGCCGCCCTCCCGCTAGGGCCACGGACTGTGGTCGCTTCAACTCCACCTTTGGGAGAGCCGTCCGGAAGCGTAGGAGTTCCGCCTTCAGGCTGCGCGGGCTGCTGTTCTGCAGCGAGAGCCATCGCCTGCGACTCCATCCTAGCTTGGTACTGAGCCTTCTCCCGAGATGGGACAACTGTTTCCACATCCATCTGCAACCCTTTAGCCACTTCGCGCAAGATCGCGGCGCGGCCATCTCTACCAATAATCTCGATATCAATCGGATTGGCGGTTGCGTTGAGAAATTCGATTCTGCGGAGATTGACCGTCTCTTTCACCGCAAGGTTGATAGCACCCTTGGCGATTACTTCAACGTCGCCCTTGATGCTGTTGTCCTCGTCATAGCGCATGTTGTAGATGAACTGGCGCGTGACAATAGGTTTAACAACGTCAGTGTCGATGTGCATCACAACTTGGCGGATACCTTTACCCGCAGCGCCCATCAACATGGACAGACCAGACGAAGTTCGTCCAGCGCCTTGAACGTTCAGATCACCATAAACATAAGCAGGAATGCCAGACTGATCATCAGCAAGACGACTAAACTTCTCATAGACGGCCATGAGAGTTTGAGCATTATCTTCTGGCTGAGTGAATCGTACTGCTGGCGCACTTGATCCCAGAGGGTCATTAGTGACCTGCCATATCTTCCAAGGACTGAGTTGAGTGATGTCCTCGTTGGGTGGGATTCGCTCAAGGTTGACTTCGACCTGCGGGCCGGAGGCGATTCCCATGTTGTTGACGAGTGCTCGGGCAGCGGCGTTGCAGACGCTTTGGAGGTCTTCGATGATTTTCGGGATACCTTTACCCCAGAACGCCCCCGGACATTTGATGAACGAGGTTTTCGCGTACGGTTTTTCTCCGAGGGGGTCATAGTTCAGTACCGCCTTAATTACGTAGTTACCCACTACCCAAACGTTTGCGTCGTATTCACGGGCCTGATCGGGGATTTCGTCCTCAGACATTCCCCACTCGACAAGCATCTTGCCGCTGACCTTGCCCCAGAATTCCAAAGCGTCAAATATCTCGGTCGGGCGCATGTACGAGTAGTACTTGCGTTCCTCCTCATCCTTAATCAGTTCAACATCTTCGTTAATCCAAGACTGGCCATTGCCAATCTCAAGGACTTTACGAATGGCATCTTCATCGTAGCCCGGAACACCGATCAAGTCGGACAAATCCATTCGCGTCATCGGGTGATGCTGGAACAGATATCCTTCGTTGAAGTCGGAAATACCCGGCTCTGGATATATGCGGAATGGGTCTACGCGCTCGTACTCAGGGCCAAGTTTATCTACGGCTTCGACCACAGTCTGCCCATTGGGCAGCATTTTCCAGCCAAGCGTACGCTGACGGCGCACAACTGGTCCCTTGATGAATGCACAAGGGAAGGTAACAAGATCAGTGATGAAATCGTTGAACGCCTTCTCCCAGCCACCGTGGGCAAACTGGTCTTGAATCTTAAGTTTCATCCGATCCGCACGAGTTTGAGACTCACGCAAAATACGGAAGCGATACTCTTGCGCGACCATCTCGCGCATCTCAGCCATCTGCTCTTTGTCAGGGGCTTGCCCCGTGTTCTGAACCATCTTCAGAACTTTCTCAGCAAACTCAGCCTGAATCTCTCGAGTCTGCTGCGGCGACAAGTCCGGAATCGGAGTAGCATGTAAATCCCACGGGGGAGTACCGTTATCTAGCAGGATGTCTCGAAGCCAGCTTTCCGCAGCGCGGCACTTGACCTCGGTGATCATCATGTAGATTTCCGAGCCGCCTTGCGAGCGAATGGCCGCAAGTTTCTCGTTCTCGTACTCACCATTACGCTGCTTGAGTGCACGGAGCATCTCGTTCTCCAGAGGCTTCTTTGCCATCTGGGCAGCGTCCCAACATTCGCGTAGATAACCGACCAGCCCTAAGATTACCGGCTGATTCTGACGAGCATCCAAGGCCGCATTGGCAGCGGCCTGCTCTTGTCTGGAAATCTCGTCGTTGTTAACGACGCGAAGGAAGGTTAGTCCAGCCATTTAGTTTACTTGCCGTAGAACCGCTTATATGCGTCCTGCGTCTTCTTGGTCATCTCTTCGCCCTTGACCTTTCCCATCATCATTTCCTGTTTGGCGCGAGTTTTCGCAGGTCCAAGACGCTGAGACGGCCCTTTCGACATTGACTTAGCAGGCATTGGCTTTTCGATCATGCCGCCCTTCTGATAGGACTTAATCATGCCGCCACCCATGTAGCTTCGCATGGGTTTCTCCGAACCCGACATCTTCGGGTTGTCGGACTTAACTGAATAAGGCTTGTTGCATTTCATGCACGTACTCCTCCGCACTACGCGGGTTGTAGCACAAATGTACCACATGTCAATAGGAAAAGAAAAAGACCCCCGAGGGAGCCTCGGGGGTTAAACGCTACTGGAGACTGAGTAGCATAGAGGTAACAACAATGCAGGGACAATGTATCAAGTCCAACCGGAGGCCGCAATCTTTTTAACGTCTCTTCGATACGGTATGTTGCTCGAGTCGCTCGCGTTCGCAATATGAAGCATCAGGTACTGCAAGGCTTCGGCTATGTGCGAGTGCTTGTTCTTGTCGATCTCTCCGTTGCCCTTGGGCTTGTACCGATAGCCGCCCATCATGGCCGCCTTCAACTGGGTACACCGGGGGTCCAGAACAAACGCCGGATCACCATCCACCTGACGCATTAAGTACTCATCGACCGCGTTGATGCGTGCCGACACGTTGTTAGTCTTGGCCGGAATGACCTTCATCCCCTCATTGCGGATGATATCCACGGCGCTGCGCTCGTCGGTCTGTGCCCTCTGGATACCTGCCGGGTCGGTCACGATTAGCACTGGCGCACCCGGAAACCGCTCATAGAGCAGGGGTTTGAGCATAGTCCGCACGAATCTCTGCACGCCCATGTCGAACGATACACATTCGTCAAGTATCAGTGCGCGACCACGAGGGTCTTGCTGCCCGATAGCCGCAGCCGGGGTAAGTCCCAAGTCCATCCCCACCACGATGGGTCGAACTCCGTTGACAATGGGACGCAGGGTACTCTTAGCCATGTGATAGTCCGGCCTGAAGTACTTGTACACCGGCATACCCGCCGATGACAGCCCGTATTCACCGTCGATATATACACGGATGTACTCCTCGCTCCGACCTTGGGTGTCGTAGTACCCATCGGGCAGGTTCTCTATGTTCTCCGCGTACGGCGATCGTCCGGACGGCTGCTTGAACACAGCCCACCCGTTGTTGTTAGACGACACGCCATCCTTGGGATCAAGCCCTTCCAACTGGTAGTACCACCATGTGTCCATGGTCGGCGGGTTAGTGTCGCCCCACATCCCGTGCCATGTCGGTCCCCCGTCCTTGGCCGAAGGAAAACGACCGATGCGCTTACTCATGGCATCGACGATATCGGGGTGAATGTCCCGGCACTCGTTAAACCAAGCGAAGGTAAGTTCCAAGGAGTTCAGGTTAGCCACATCGTCCGCGTCGTCTAGCGCACGGAACATAATCTCGCACTCGACCTCACCGACTTTGAAGAAGTAAGTCTTGGTGGTGCGCATGTACTCCCCGCACTGACCCGGCGGGAACCAATCCAGAAACGTCTTAATAGTAGTGTCCTGCAACTGGCGTGCAGTCTCGCGCACTATAGCCGCTCGCGTGCGGCGTCTTCCCTGCGAGTCAGGCTCTTGCATACTGGCTCGGCGCACAATCTCAAAGCTGCAAGTTACCGACTTACCCGAACCAACTGGCCCCATCAGAACGCGCATCTTGGCGTTCGACTCCATGAACTTGGCCCCTGTGGGGGGTGGGGTATAGTTAATCTCAAGCGGCACGAGGTGCGTCCTCTACCAATAGCACGATGAAGTTACGAACCTTCTTCCCGTTGCGTTTGCCTTTCACGATACGGGTTATAAACGATATCCCATGCTGCTTCAGTGCACTCGTAAAGTTGTGATACTCCACTGAGTTGTCGAATACAGCGGCTTCGTAGCCATCAAACGTCGTATGAAAGCGCCTGCTCAGACTCGTCGGAAGTGTCAGCATCTGTGGTTTCCGGTTGTACGTCGATTACTCGGGCATCCTCAGGTCTAGTACCCAAGTTGATGGTGATCTTGACTCCGCCACCG